AAAAGCCCGTCTGTCCGGGCTGTCAAGCGTCTTTCCGCTTTGCCGCAGAAAAGGAGAGAAGGAAGGGAGGATTATCTGACCTTCTGCGGATATGATATCAAGTTCTTTTGGCTTTCGTGGCTCATTTTTTTCTGCCGTCCACAAGCCCTAAATTTCCGGCAACGGCTTTAAGGAAATCGCGGTGCCATCTTTTGGCCGTCGCCTCAGATATGCCAGGCAGCGCAAGCGCCGCGCCGGGGATGTTGTAGCGAATGCGCGACCAGTATATCAGCCTGACCAGTTCGAGCCGTTCGTCTGCATCCGCGCAGCTGTCGCGCGTCGTCTGGATTGCTTTCTCGATCGCGCGCCGCTCCGCCGGACGCTGGTTGTCCGGATATCGGTAAAGGGTCTTCTTGACATAGCCCCACCAATCGTACCTCGGTTTACTCATCTCCCCGCCCTCCTGTCAAAGCTTGTCCAGCGCGGCGAGGTCGAGGAAGGTCTGTCGCGTGAAGCCGTAGTCCTTCGGTGCCGGCGCCGGTTCTTCCTGCCGCCTGATCTCCTCGCGGGTCTTCGGCGGTGCGTTCAGCTCCGCGCGCAACCGCGCCCGCTCTTCCGGTGACCGCTTGTCTTTCACTCTGTCGTACTCGATCTCCGTCAACTCACCTCGGAAATCACAGATGCCGCACGCGCCCCGGCCCCCGCGCTGGCGGATGGGCGGGATGTCGTGCAGGGTGAATAGCGTGTTTAGCTTCCTGTAGCAATCTGCGCAAAGGTGATCGTAAACCATGTTGCTTTTGTTCTTCATGTCTCGCTCCTTTCTGCGGCGGGCTCTCCGCCGCTGCTGCTTATGTCTGCTGCTTTCTTCTCCGGCAGGATGTAACGGATGTACTGAGGCGCGCCGCGCTTATACTCTGCGCGCTGAATGAGCTTGCAGTTGCGGGGCACTCTGATCTCGGCGTCGCTCACGGCTATGCGGTCTTTCGGCTGTGGGCGGATGAGATTGCGGGACGATACGAACTTCTTTGCGTTGAGTTCCCCGCGCACCTGGGCTATCAGATACTCGGCTATCGGCATATAATCCTCCTGCTTGCTCAGCGGCTTGCAGTACGTGCCGCCGTGTCCCCACTTCACGCGGATGATGTGCTCGCATGAGGCCGGGATTATTAGGTGATGATGAACGCGCACGGTCTCCTTTGTGTCGCCGTCCATGTCGGATGTGATCGCTACGTACTTTAGCTCATCGGCGCGGCATTCCTTTTCGAGAGCACGCTTCACCCTGCGGAGATAGTTCGCCATCTCCTGGGCGGCAGCTTCACGGATGCAGCGCAGCTGATCCTCTTCGGGCAGGCTGTCATAATCCGGGGCAGATTTCCGGGCGGAGCGCTCGAGCTTTTTGTATGATGCATCGGAGTAGTCAAGGCCAAGAAGGATATCTCCGTGTGTAAAGTTCGCATTGATGAGACGGGCAAGGCGCTTCTTCGTGGAGTATTCATTCTGCTCCTGCTTCTTGATGCTGGACTCTTCCTTGCGTCTGTTGCGCCGGGTGCGATCACCGAGAACGAAGTACTTCGTCTTCTCGCCGACCTGCCCGGCTTCGTATGTTCTGACTACCCAATATCCGTCCTTCATGGTGCGCTCCTCTTCTCTCTATTAAAGAATGGCAGATTACTTAGGCTCTTACCGAGCTCGCAAACGCGCGTGCGCGCGCGTCTGCTTTTTCAATATTCTCCGCCTCAAAGTGGGCTCTAAGGTGCTGCCGCTGACCGGCAGCACCTTACAATCTACTTTGTCTTTTCGGGGAGGGCGGGCGCGTTATGCTCCCGCTCCTCCGTCATTGCTTGTCCTCCTGTTCCATGCCTCGATCGCCCGCTCCGGTGTAACAAACTCCGCCATCTCAGCGCCGCATGTTTCGCAAATTACTTTCCAACGTTTGTAATCTTCATTGGCATAGATGATCTTTTGCAGGTGAACAGAGTACCCGCTCTCTCCGCAGAACGGGCAGGGTTTTAATTCAGGCATCCATCATACCCCCAGTTTATCCATTTCATCCCAGCTCTTTTACTGCCGATATGATATAGTCAGTAGCGCTTTTAATAGCGTCCAATGTCCATTCGGCATTTTCAACGGTTGCGAATCTCGCTATCTGCATTTCAATCAGCGTTTCTCTTGATGGAATAAAAGCGGAAATTGCAAACAGGATTACAGTAAGAACAGCAAGTACGGTCGCGACTCTTTGCACTTTGGCTCCGACTATGTAAGCAGAACATTTTCTGTTGAATCCATCGTCGTCAAGCGCATTAAATTTGAGAGCCGCTGCCGCGATGTATGCAGTAGCCGAAAAGATAGCCAGCAGAATAGCAAGCGAGCAAGTGCCCCTGCAGATTTTGTCTGCAACGCTAAGCCAGTAAAACCACATGGGATTGATAATGTATGTCATTTGTTCTCCTTTCTATGCTCCTCCACATAGCACCAGCCCTGCGGCGCGCGCGTGATCGGCACCGGTTCTGCTCCGAATTTTGTCTGTCGCAAGCCGGTAAATTCGCGCAGCTCTCGCGGTTTATCGTAGATTTTCAGGTTGGAGATGTGCCAGCCGTACAATCCATTTGCGCCGTTTGCGTATTTTCGCATTTCCGCAGCAGACAAACACGTGTGTAAAATATCATCCTCGTCCAGCCAAAACCTGCTGTTTGAAAAAAGGTTTGTTACTCTGTTGCAGGTAAACTCTCCAATGACCTTTCCGCCGCCGTAAAACTGTGGCTTCGGATAATCCGTTTCAATGAAGTCCTCATGCGGGTACCTGGGTAGTGTGCAGTAGATGTAGCACTTGAACGGCGTTTCCAGCTTCGGGCGCGTTTTCCGTACCTCGATTGTCTTCTCACCGCTCGCGATCTTCGCGCACCACTCCGGACGTATGCTGATTAAAACCGCTTTCATCCGCTCTTCCTTTCTCCGTAGCTGCAAAAATTATCCGGGTTTGTGGCTGTCAAGCCCACTTCATGCCCGTCAAGCACTTGGGCGTTTTTCGCACACATATCCCGTTTCAGAAATATCCTGTAATGCTTACAGTCCTTGCACCACACCACTGGAACTGCGTAGCCTTTTAGCCGTGCTAATGCTCTTTCGCAGGCGGGGCACAAATCTTGCGGCGCGACAGACCCGAACCACGCTCCGCATGCTTTACAATCAGGCATCTGTACTCTCCTCCAAATCCATCTTCGCGCCGCATGTCGGGCAATAGCGATATACTCCATGCGGCATGCCGAAGTTATCTCCGCACTTACTGCAAAATCGTGATATCCCCATCAGGAACGGCTTCTCAATCCAGCATCTACGCACCACCGGGGCGACGTCGGCCACCGGCGCGCTGCGTATGATCTTCTTCAACACAGACTTCGTGCTTGGGGTTATCCTCGGTGCGGTGTCTATCGCCCGCTCTAATGCTTTGGCTTCGTAGTATATAGGCATGGTCAATCCTCCAGTTTCATAAAGCATCCCCAGAATGTTTGCATCTTCTTTCCGCTGTGATGTCCGAATAGAGGTTTCTCTCCTATCGCTTTCCAGACATCAGCCGCCGGTATCTGTGTCTCTGACCATTTGAATATGAGCACGCCGTCGGGCTTGAGTACCCTCATGCACTCTTTGAATCCGTCGTGAATCATTTGCGGCCAGTTCACATCAAGCTTGCCGTACTTCTTGGCCATCCACGCATTTTCCCCCACACTTTTAAGGTGAGGCGGGTCAAACACGACCAGCGCAAATGTGTTGTCTTCAAAAGGAAGTTCTGTAAAATCACACTGTATGTCCGGGGCGATCACGCACTGCCTCTCGCTTTGTCTGCTGGTGCTTTTCCACACTCCGCTTGTCGCTTCCGCTCGCTTGTCGCAGTAGATAGCCGCCGGGTGGTTTTTGTTGAACCACATCGTCCGATATCCGCAGGTCGCATCAAGAATCTTTTTGTCAGTCGTCATCCCGCTCCTCCGCACTCACGCCCGTGTCCGCCCGCATCTCCGCGGCTACGTAGAGCTGGAACATTCGGCGCAGCTCTGAACGCAGAATGTTGTTCTCGGTCTGTTTGCAGACAAGCTTATGCTTGAGGTTCGCGGCATGCTCTTCTGCTTCGTCCTCCCTCTTCTCATTCTCTCTTGCCAGCTCTACCAGATTCTCAAGGGCAGATGCGGCCTCGGTGCACAGTGCGCCGCATGCTTGTTCAGGTGCCAGGCATCCGTCGCACTCTCCCCTGCCGCAAACGCGCAGGGCTTTAATGATTTCCTCGTTTGTCATGTCAGTTCCTCCTTTAGTGCTTTGAATATCGGGTACGCTTGCTGCGGTACAACAGCGTTGCCTAAGCATTTAAGTCTGTCCACCCGATTGGGAAGCCCATTAACCACTCTACCCACGTCGGGTTCAGTTGCCCAGCAACGTCCGTCCGCAATCTCCTGTGATTCCCACCGCCCGTGCTGCCCTGGCTGTCCGCCGCACATGGCGTGGTGTATAACTTCACGGCATTCGCCAGCTGACCCACGTGGTGGATGTTCCCCGGTGTCTTCGGCTGCGTCAGATGTTCCAGGCTGTTTGCACCCTTGTAGTCCCTTGCCGTTGGCGTCGGCCATAGCTTCGCTTCCGCGCTCGCATCCTCGTATGCCTGACACATCAGCGGGTTCACCCGCTCCCTCAAATTGCTGGGCCGGCGCCGGTTCTTCCTGCCGCCGTTCGTTGCCTGTCTCTTCATTGCCTCGTAGCTGCGGCAGTCCATGCTGTCCATCGTGTTCGGCGTAGCCCACAAAGAAGACCCGGCTTCTTCTGTGCCAAGCTCCGACAGCCGCAGCTTCATAATTGAACACGACGACGTTATAGCCAGCGTGCTCCAGATCCTTGACCACCTGCCCGGCGGCAATCTTGATGATTCCAGGTACGTTCTCACCGACGACGCAATGCGGGCGCAGCTCTCGGATAACTCGGAGCATCTCAGGCCAGAGGTAACGGTCGTCCCCTTTGCCTTTTTGCTTTCCAGCCACACTGAATGGCTGACATGGGAATCCGCCGGAAATAACGTCAACTGTTCGTAGTCCTGTGTGCTCATAAAAGCTCTCCTTTGTCAGGGTTCTGATGTCTCGCCACCGCGGCACATCCGGCCAGTGCTTTTCTAAGACTTTGGTCTGATAGTCCGCCCATTCGCACTGGCCTACGGTGGTGAATCCTGCCCACTCGGCAGCGAGGTCAATCCCGCCTATGCCGGTGAATAAGGATAGGTGTGTGAGCCGGTCGCTCATACGATCTCGCCCGTCTCCGGGTCTGTGTCGGGCTCGGTGTTCACCTGCTTGTCCACCTCGTTCAGCACCTGCGCCAGCGCGTGAGAAAGGAACAGACCGTGCCCGGAATCGTCGTTCTGGAATCTCATAGGCTCTATAATTGCCGTGACAAACATCCCGGATTTGCCGATCACATACCCGAAGTCGCGGCCGATCTTACGCCGGACAAACAGCCGCGTCCTATCATCATCCGCGAGCAGCGGCTTTGTGTATGCCGCATCGAGGAACACTATATCTCCGTCCGCTGTGTTCCATGCGTCTACTGTCCTGCCGTAGTAAAGGAACCTAAGTAGAACGCTCGAAAGCTCTTTGTCTCCCTCTACATATTCGTCGAGCTCGTAGTCTGTAAAGGTGATGTTGCAGACCTTGACTTTCTTCCTGGTATCCTCGTCGAAGTCAAGGCACACGCCCACGGTCTCTTCATCCATGAACGGCATACCGAGTGCGGGGAAAGCCGCGCCGAGGTCGCCGATCCATTGCGTGCCGCCCACCGGCGTGAGCGTTATTATCCCGCGCGCTTTGCACAGCTTGGCAATGTCTTTAAGCTTCATATACTTCCTCCATATAGTCTGTGATGATCTTCGCCGCCTGCTCCCAGCCGTAAGCTACGGCAGCTGCATAGCCCTGCTCGCGCAGGTCGGCAAGCCATGTGTTCTGATTCTTCGTGGTTGTGTTCCCGTGCTGACGCTTCAGTTCTATGAACAGGCCGTGATAGCCGCCGCGGGCTACCGGCAGGCAGATGTCCGGCACGCCGGACTTCACGCCCTCGGCGCGGAAGCGCCCGGCCTCGGCCTTGCTCCGCTTCCCGCCGTTCGGGATGTGGAACATCAAGGTCAGTTCCGGGTACCAGTAAGTACGCATCTGCGCCCAGGAGAAAAGTGTGGCCTGTTCTACTCCCTCAGTAGGGCAGGGCATCTTCTTCCGGGCGCTCGCTGCTGTCATTGTTGTTTCCATATATCTGTTCCCTCCAGTCGCCCCGGTACTGTGCCCGCGTGTCGCGGCTGCGCACTGGAGCGCTGCGCTGCCGCTGACGCTGGATCACGTACCGGGGTATGAAACTGTACTGTGCTGCCGCGCGTCCGCAAAATGCGCAGCTGCTGTTGTCTGCTTCGTGGGTCAGTATGTAATGCTTGGTGTCGAATCTCCGGTAGTGATCGGGGCAGAGGCTTATGTACTGCTGGAACGCATTCTTGTTCTTGGTGCTCATCCTGTCTGTACAAAGGGCTTACGCCGTGGCTTCTTTCCTGTGCGCGGCTCGTACAGCATACAGTCCGCAGGCTGACGCTTGTCTGGGGGGTGCTGCGCCGCGCGGGTGTGGCCGGTCACAAGAGCATAGTCGCAGTTGTACACGCCGTATGCGTTCTTGCTGGCCGCACGGTACTTGCAGTTCTTATGCTTGCAGGAGCGGAGCTTAAAACATTCCTGCTCCTGCGCCGCCGCTCTTTCTTCCTCCGGCATGCCTCTTCTCCTCCTCTCTCAGGCTGTTCGCGAGCTTCTTGATGTTGTTTTTAAGACCTTCATACATCGCTTCCAGTTCGTCTTTCTCTCCGGCAATGTCGATAAGTGCCCTTTCGAGTTCGTCGATCTTGCGGTGCAGACGGTTGTTCTCGGCCTGAAGCTCTGCATCTGTCATGGTGTATATGGGCTTATTCATCTGCGCCTCACTTTCTCGCCGTCCGGCATGGTGAAATACTGTGCGTCCATCACCGCCGGCGCCGGTCTGCTGCGGCGGTGCGCGGCGCGGTTGCGCGGGCGCTCGCCCAGCTGCTGTACCTTGGTCGGGTCTGCCCAGCCCTGCTCCTCCGCGATCTCCTTGATCTCCGCCACCTGCTCGCCGACGATGTC